TGTAACGAATTGTTCGGCTGGACCCCAATTAAAGTTACCTACAAAAGCACCAGCTGTTGTAGATACCTGAGGTACAAACAAGCTAACGTCACGCTCCTGAACTAGTACATTGGGCGAAACTTGGAAAGCCATTTTTTATCTCCTTATTTTAGATCATTCACGATGCAGATACGAATCCTGATTATACGCTATTTATAATATCTAAGAATTTAACCAGTTCGTGTTGTCTTTCTGCACGGTCCATAGATCTCCGTCTTGTATATACTGTTCGGGTTCGGTGTTTTCTCTACCATCTTCTATGAACCCAAACGGTGTTAATTCTTCCTCGATGCGGTTAATCTGAGTTTCAAATATGGTTTCCCTCAGATTTACATCGGTTAATTCTTTAAAGTATGGATTGGTAGTTAGCCAACCAAACAATACCAGTGGCATGACCAAATCATCATGATACCCTTCGTCAGCAGCATAACTGCCTTTGCTTTCAATAAAAGTACTAAACTCACTGATGATATCACGGTCAAATACAACCATGCGTTGAGTTTCAATCAAAGTTTTAAGCTGACTGCAGCCCACGCGTTTAATTTTTTTATCGGTCCTAACACCATTGGCGCTGCTACCACCGCCAAATCCTCCGCTCACTACCTGACCGTTTTTACCACGGTTTACATATAAAATCTGTTCGTATTCTAGCTCATGGTGCAGTATGTCGGCAATCTGCTGACCATTGTCATTGATTTCTACCAGCGTCCAGGCATTGTTGTACATCTTGGCAACATTATAGATCATGGTGGGATACAGCAGTGGTGCCATTTTGTTGTCTCTGAACTTGGCCACTACCTGATAGGGATTAGCCGTGATGTCTATGACTACAAATGCACTGTAATCGCCTTCGACTCCCCGACTGGTATCAACCACACAGACATACACATGGCCAGGTTGGGTAATCTTGCCGGCATCGTCTTTGATGGCTCTAATGGGTTCTTCCAGCACATCTAAACCGTCTTTGGTATAGACAAACTGACGAGGACTCATGCGACTCAGGATATCGGCATCTAGCAAAGTATAACTGGATCCCAGGAAGCTACACAAAACTTCCTGAGCAAATTTAACATCGCCCAGTATGCCCTTTTGTTCGGCCGCCCAGCGTTCATCTCGACCTGGAATTTCTGTATAGGGTATGAACAGGTTTTTAAAATCATTTATGCCCTGTTCGCTATCATTCCAAAATTTCCAGAAATGGTTATAGCCCAGGGGTGTAGAGCTTAAAAGCACTTTGGTAGTTTCACCAGCCATGATGGTTGGATATGTACTAGTAAAAAACTCTTCGGCTACATTGTTGGGTATGATGGCGGCCTCGTCAATGTACAACCAGTTAACTGACTTACCACGAATACCAGACGCTGCTGTAGCTGCGGTAAATACTTTAGAACCATTTTCTAACTCTATGCTACCCTTGTTCCATTCTCTGATGCCCTGCTGAATCCATATGGGTAAATTTTCATACATGCCCTGATAACGACTCATGACTTCACGAGCTGCTGCTGCCTTGTTGGCTAGAATGGCCACGGTTTTATTATCCGAAAATAATGTATACCAAAGTATACAGGCCGCACTGGTAATGGTCTTGCCCTGTTGCCGCCCCTCCATAAGTATGACCTTACGGTTTTCCAGTATGGTTTTTACCTTGCGTTTCTGACACTCATAAAGTTTAAATGGAACCAGACCATGGTCCAGACTAACAATCTTGCAATAGGTTTCTATGAAATAGATTGGATCCTCGGAGCAGCGTTGTATTTCCAATATCTGCTCGGGTGCATAATCTATGTTGTAGCCAATCTGTTTAAGACGGCTATTACCTAGATAACTACTTTTTAAGCGTTGTAGGATCTGCATCAATTACCTTCTCATTATTTTGCTTTAGCATTTTTAATAGGTCATTGGTACTGCCCGAAAATACTATGTTGTTTTGTGTGCCTATTTGTTTGGGAGCATCGGCCTGTACAGTAACTAAATCTTTCTTTTGCTTTTGTAAAGCTAACAAATCTTTAGCAGTCTCAGCAACTGTTTTAATTAACTGTCCGGTTACTTCAAAGGCTCGGGGATGATCGCTTTGACGAGCTATGCCCATGATATCATCTACTGCAGTCTGACCCTTTTTAATCATGTCTTTAAGAGCCTGGCGAGCCTGATCAAAATCGTCGTCTATGAGCACCTCGGGCAGTGACACAGGCGCGGCCTTTACAGCCGGGATTTCCGGAACTGCTGCGGCCACTGGTGTTGGATCACTGTTAAATTTAGCATCCAGGGCACCATAGACATTTTTATCTTGCAAGGCGGAATCCTGTAGTGGTAATCTGCATTAATGTACTGGTTACAAGTGGTTTAGCACCTTCATTTGTAGGATTTTGCATGATCCAACGCAGTCTTTGACCAGTGCTGGTGGTTATGGCCAATAGACCTGCACCACCATAGGTTCCGTCTGGTACATAACAACCATCGGGACTCATGGGCACCTGTATATTGTGTAAACAGGTTACACCGGTGGTTGTACTGCGGAATACTTCAAACGGTGGAAACAATGCACTAATACTACTGTTAACTGTCCAGCTATCGCCATACATGTAGACCTGAGGAAGTGGACTGTTGCTTGGTGTTAGATGTCGTACTGTAAAATGTGCTGTTATGCCAGGTATGGGTGGGACTGCGGTCAGCACTGAACTGTTGTAATCTTGCAGGGTATAGATAGCACTACTACCAACTACTTTAAGACTGCTGGCTGTATTAATGGTTAGTGTATAGCTGGTATCGCCAGAAGCATTAGGTTGCAGACCCCAGTAATATTCAAAACCGCCGTGGTCAATACGTTTTACATTAAATGGCACCAGACCTGAGCCTGCTGCGTTGGATCTAACTGGACCTAGTCTGCGTACTGTTTGCCACACGCCACCATAGCCAGCTGCGGCTAACTGAGCATCTACGGATGCAATGTCTCGATTACTGGACACAATGACGTTGCTAGATCCTGGATAAAATTCATTGCCTACGCCAGTACCAAAACTGCTGGTATAGACCAGGCAACCTATGTAGTACAGATAATACCAGGTGTTAGCACTAATGCTGCCGTCTATAACTGCTGGTGTGGTTCCAGTAGGATTATACTGTGGTGTCCAACCGCTGGTAAATGTACGAATAATTGGATTATAACTGGCAACAACGGCTATGGCTGTTGTTGGAATAATACCAGCAACGCCCGAGGTATTGTAGCTCCAGTGACAGGCTGCACCAGTCACCAGTGTGATTTTATTATCAATGGTGTTGTAGTTGTAGATCAGACCCTCAACATGTTTAGGATGATACACACCGTCTATAACTATGGTGCTGTTGCTGACCAAACTACCCGGTCCCCAGGTGCCAATGATGCCTCGCTGACCTCGGATAACCGTAGAGCTCTGCACATAGCTGCCCAGATTGAGTTTTACAAAACCTGTATGAGCAATGGCTAGACTACTGTCTGAACCAGTTCTTACTCCTGCAGTAATGCTGCTGAGGTCTAGACTTGGTGTTTGATATAAGGTAATACCTGTGCTGGTAGTAGGGGAACCAATTAATTGAGTATAGACCGCAGTGTCTTCGGCACTGGCTTTATATACTTCCAGCCCATTTAGCCCTCTAATAACTGTACCAGTTGTATACACACTAAGACTGGTTACATTTTCATTGCCCAGAGTAAGTTCAAAACTACCACGAGTAGTACTAATGCTTGTGTTGCGCATGGCTCTGAGTAAAAACATGGTGCGACCATCGAGCTTGCTGACCAGGGTATTAGCCACGCTGCTAAGAGCAGCATCAGCGCCACCACTTACTCCTGCATTGTTGGTTATGAACAAGCTACTATGATCTACAGCGCCTTCGGTTTCCAAGAAATCTGTTTTAGCTGGAACATATTCCTGGGTGGAGCTTTTCCAGCCTAGTACAGTACTGGTAACAGCTCCGGCTCCACTTATGTCAATTTTTAAAGTACCACTGCTACTACCAGCTAGGTTAGTATAGAGTTCTGAAAAGTTAGCATTGATCTTGGTGCCACCAGCATACAGTGAATCACCATCGTTGTTATTAGGTGTTCCTAGGTTTATGGGTTGATATGACATATTGTTATTTTCCTACTAAAAATTTGGTTCGTCGTCAAAGGTTTCAAGAAATCTATAGGTTCCTGTTGAACTAACGTCGTTTGGATCTGTCGTTACTGTATATTTATTTATGCGTGCTTCAAAGTCTGGATCATTAAAAGTATTAACAATGGACTTACGAATAATTTCGTTGGTTTCTACTGGGCCATAATAATAAAGTTTCATGGTAAATGTATAGGTCCAGATGATCATTCTGTGATCGGCTACATTTCCCTCGTACTGATCGTCATAGGTTACTGAATTTAATATTATGGGTAAATCGTGTTTGATATTTAGTTCTGGAACATAGGTAACAGTTACGTTAAAGTCTGGATTAAAGGCCGGAACAATTTGTTCGAATATCTGCAAACCATCGTCTTGATTTTTAGCATAGGCATAGAGATTTACGGTTAGGTTATAGGGTACTGGTCCATAGACTCGTTTACTCTGAGTTTCACTTATTACAGATCTGGTCTGATTCTGCAGATTAATTTTTCGGGCACCGTCGTATTCAAAGGCTATGACTTCGAAACTCATGCGAGGCAGTACACTTTCAACCTGCGGATTTTCCGGGGTGGGTAAGCGTGTTATGCGGCTAAGCATTTTGTTTTTAGGAGCATAGGCCAAGGGCACTCGTACAGCCTGTACAATGTTACCAGCTGAATCCTTGCGTCTAATGTTTATGCTGTTAAACATTACGCCAAAGGCAACTATGGCTTTGCGTGTTATGCTATGATACCAGACTTTATTTTCAAACATTATTTCTTATAACCTCACCAAATGGATTGATCTCACTAAAGTCCAGTATGTCCAGGGCTTCGTTGTTAAAATCTAGATTATCGGCCGTGGTGTCCTGTAGGTTGATGTTCCAACCTTCCCACATTAACCCACCTGCATCCACGGTGTTGTAATCATTGCCATCCAGCATTAATCTATCGCCAGATTCAAGTAACATTTGATAATCACTAATGCTAAGGCTGCGGGTTGCTTCTAGACTATCTATCTCAGCTACACCAGTGTCTAGACGTTCTGAACTGTATTGCCAGAGTTCACATTGCAGTTTGTATACGTGTAGTTTGCCCAGCTGATAGAATG